TGCTTACGTATGTCTTCAGCCATATCTGTCTCACCCTTGACAGCTTTGCCAAGGTAATTAAAGACAGCTAGTTCAGCAGGGTGATTCATTACTCTGCCTCTTCTACATTAACAAACTCTGCTACAATAGCAGCATCGTCATCAGAGATAGACTCTTTATTCTTTTCAGCCCACTCATTTAAGATGTATTCATTTTGAGTAGTGATGTACGCTAAGAAGTTATGTAGAGTTTCCTGATCCTCTGGCTGTAGTTCTACTTTACTCTCGTATTCTAATGTAAGAGTAACCCAAGTTTCTCCACCAGGTTTGTGACCTAGTTTAAAGTTACACTGGATAGGTAAGATATTCTTACGTCCTAATGCATTAACTGCAAAGTCTAAAGACTGAATACTTGAGGTAGGAACTTCAAAGTAGAAAGGCATATCAGTGATTGCATCCACTACATTACCTGCTTCATCAGTAACACCTGCTGCAGTTAGCTGACCAAAGAGAATCTTCTTACGCTTGATACTGCGAATCACCTCCTTTGTCTTCTCAGGTACGCTATCCCAATCTTGAATATAACCTGAAGGTCTGCCTAAATTAAATGTACCTAAGTTATCTTTTAGGTCACCCTTAAGATCGTTAGACATTACTGTCTTATTCATTACCTCTTCTTTGGAATCCCACTTAGAGAATTGCTGCCTAATTGCAAAGATACGTACAGTAGGATTAGTTGCATACACTACATCGTCTTCGCCTCTGGTAATCTTAAATGATCCTGCAGGTACAACCTCGGTTCTGAGAGGCTTACCATTAACTTCAATCTCACCCATGATACCAGTATGCATGAGGTTTACTCTAGGTAAAGCAGCCGTCTTTCTTTCGCCACCGCTTTGAGGAGTTACACCTACTGCCTCTGCAAGAGACATACCTAAATCGTTTTGTATCGCTAGTTCTGTATTCATTGTTTTACTTACTTTCTTTTAAAGTTAAAGATGATTAGTTATACTCTAAACGTCAACTGTGTCAAGCCAATTCTTTCCTATTTTAGCTTCTAATAATAAAGGCACATTCATTTCTACATCGTATGCGTCTTTTATAACACAGTTTAGATTAGCGTTTATAGTCTCAACAATAGTCAAGACTTTTTTTACTTCGTCAGGGTGTACATCTATCACCATAGAATCGTGTACAGTATTGACTAAGCATGATTGTAGAGGCTTAAGCAATCGCTCAAACTCTAATAGCACGACAGGTACGATGTCACCTGTAGCAAAACCTTGGACAGGGTAGTTCTTTATCATAGTGAAGTGTGACACACTACCATTTGCTCTGCGTACAACACCAGGAAATGCGTACTGTCTTCCGCTTTTGTTAGTAATCTTTTCAAAGCGTACAGCCTCATCTCCTAGCTCTTCATGCCACGCAGCTACACCCTCATACTTCTCAGTAAAGTGTTTGTAGTAGGCGGCTACAGCCTTTGGTCTACCATACCCTGTAGCCCCGAAGAGAGGGGCGAATGTATGTTCCTTTGCTGCTTGCCTGGCTGTAGGCTGCCCTGCATCACTGATAACCTTAGCAGTGTAGGAGTGTACATCAAACCCTGTTTTGATCTCCTGCATGGCTGTGCTGTCCTGTGAGAGGAATGCAGCAACTCTGAACTCCAATTGAGCAAAGTCACACTCACATATCTGTCCACCCTCCCATCGTGATATAAACACACGCTTCACTGGGAATGTTCCTCCTCTTGGCATGTTTTGCATGTTGGGATTTCGTCCAGAAAATCTACCTGTACTGGTAACACTTTGGGTAAGGTTAACGTGTAGGAATCCGTTGGGCTTTGTATATATGTTGATGCCATCCACAAAGCTGCTAAGGTAACTGCTGATAGCAGAGAGACGCTTAAGATCAGTAAGGAAACTAAGAGCAGACTCCATGCCATTGCTTGTAGCGGTAGCCATAAGACTTTCAAGGTTGCCCTTACTAGTACTGAAACCATTTGCACTTATCCATTTCTTACTTGGTGCAGAGAAGCGTAAACCTGCCATCTCTTTTATTTTAGTTAGTAGATAACCTCTACCATCACAGTGTTTGCATTTAGTTGGTAGCTTGTAAAGTGTACCATCCTTACGCAACCTGTGTACTAAGCCACGCCCATTACACTCAGGGCAAGTAGATGCTTTAGTCTTTCTAATAACAGAACTGTTTGCTTCTATAGCTTCTTCAAACTCTTTCTTTGTTTCAGTGTAGTCAAACAAGTCAGCCCATTCTTTCTTGTTGTGTACACGTCTACTAAATATAACTTGAGATGCTTGCTCAGGACTATTGAGATTGATAGGTGTGTCACCCATAAGCTCACGAGTCTTGCGCTGTAGCCTATCTTCTATCTCAGCTTTCTCTTTCTCAAACTCTAATCGGACTTCTTGAAGGGCATTTCTGTCCACACGGATTCCTGACATATACATTCTTGTGAGGGCTTTACAGGTACGGAAGGTAATGTCTTTAACTTTATGTAAGGACTTTGAATCTGGTTGGGAGTAGTCTTGTTCCAAGGCAAAGAACAACTCACGAGTAATGTTGAGGTCACTCCTAAGATAAAAAAGAAGCTCTTGTAAAGGTATCTCATTGGTGTTGTATCCTTTCTTGTAATACTCTTTGAGAGTGTCTTGCTTCTGATAGTTTAACTCCCTACGTTCAGCGCAAGCTTCTAAACTTATAGGTTCTTTTTGACCACGTTGTAACAGGTACTCAGCTAACATCGTGTCATAGATGTCACCATCATACTTGAAGCCTGATTCCCACAGCCACATCAAGTCATGCTGTGCGTTGTGCATTATCAAGAGTGTTGTGTTGTCCAGTATAAGCTGAATGTTCTTAGCTCTTGATCCACCCACATCTTGATCTTCCTTATGATTGAGAGTGAATAGGTATGTCTCATCAGGGTTGTCTACATTCTGCATACCTACTTGCACAAGCTCAAGTCCAGGTTCAAACGGATCAAGAATGTTCTTCTTCTCTCGTTTAGTGATTGTGTTTTCTACATCAAGTACAAGTCTCATTTGCATCCTCCTTATTCTTTGGGTAGTAAACTAATACTAAACTATTACATTGAGGACAGCTTAGATTAGAAACTATTAGATAGTCTTCCCAATCATCACAGTCGTGATCACCACCCCATATTAACTTTGTTTTACAGTGCCAACACTTCATGGTAAGTACTGACTCCTATCACCGTCAAGCTCACAGTGTACAGTTCCATGCCATCCACCCTTGAGTTTGTTCTTAGCTATACACAAATGTCTTTGACTGCTCTCCTCTTCATCTTGCCCTTCAACCACCTTGTTCTTTGATATAAGGATCATTAGGTCTGCCTCTGCTGCCTTGCCTGTCTTACTACCTTCAAGCATTGACTGATCAGGGTGTACCAAACCCTCTGCTGCTGCACTCAACTGTGACATCCATATGATTGCACACTTGTGTTGCTTGGCTATGTTACGTGCATGTATGGCTGCTTCTTTAAGATAGATGTCTGACTTGTCACTTGTTTTAGATGCAAACTTGTCACCCATATCAAGCACTACAATGTCAGGCTCGTATGCTTTGATGATAGCCTCAACCCATGCCATGTCTTTACCTGTACTGTCCTTGATAAACACATTCTTCTCTATAGGATTGTAACGTAACGCAGCTACTGCCATGTTAGTCTTGACTTCATCCATGCTCATACTTGTAGCGGCACTAAGGTATCTTGCACCTACACGTTCATAGCTTTCTTCATTACACAGCACCATACATTTAGCACCCTGTGAAGCAAAGCCATCAGGGGCAGCTATTGTACTAGCGTGAAAGCTAGTCTTACCTGTGTTAGGTCTAGCACCTACAACAACTAGGTGTCCTGCACTGATACCTTCTGTCTTACGTCTAAGGGTAGGTATGTTCCACTTCCATTGTGACTGTATGTCATTGGCTTTTAGTAATGTATCAATACTTGTATCATCCCACTCTATCTTAAGGTTAGGCATGAAGTCATCTTGATAATCAATCAATAGATTACGTAAAGGCTCTAAGCTTTCCTTTGTTCCGTTAACGTAATCAAAACCCAGGTTAGCAATCTCTTCACCTACTACTTGTTGGAATAATTTAGACAGTACATCCGTAGCTATCTCATTACTGAGAGGCTTCTCTCGTGCTATCTTTCTAAATAACTCACGATACACTTGCTTGTTAGCAGTAGTCATACTCCTATTGTTAGCCTCAAACAAAGCCTCTAACTCAGTAGGTGTAAGACTCTTGTCGTAAGTACTCATAGCATAATCTAAGGTATGCTTAATCTT